TGTTTTCACCACTAGTTGTTGCGGTTATTTGGTTAGCTGTGAAATCATTGTCTGCATTCATTTGTAAACGTGTTAAATATTTAAGGATGTCTCTGTTTTCTAATGCTTTGACTAGTGCGACTTTTTCTATGTTGCTCATGCTATCAAACTACCCTTGACTGTCGCATTCCCGTTTGCTATTGTTAAAGGTGCTTTGAATTGTTTTAAACCTGCAATGTCAAATTCCCATACCTCCGGAGTGGTATCTGTTCCCCCCGTGGTGGTACTTGCAAATGTAGCTGTGCTTGGACTTCTCTTTTTAAATCCTTCGTGAGCAACATACACTCCACTTTCACCTGTACTTTGGAATGTTAATGTTTTACTAGTGCTGGTTCCAACTACTTCGATTACTAATGTTTTGTATCCTGTGCATGTGATTTCTATTCCCGTTTCATTTGCAGTTGCGGCATCGTGTAATGTAACCGCTTCGTTTGATGAGATTGTTGATATTTCATCATCTACTTTGTTCATTGCTTTTTGATTAACGTTCACGGGGTCGGTTGGACCACCCTCCCCACACGGAACCACATACGGCCCTACATCATTTCCTTTTACTGGTCTTGTACCACCCACACCATCATCTTTATTTTCATCCCAATATTCCATATATAACTCCTCCGTTTCATCAATTATGGTTCGTATATACGTTTGAGAAGAAGATAACACGAGCTCCGCACTCCTACCAGGAACCGTCGTATCTCTTCTCATTTTCTCAAACCCCTTAAGCAATCACTAAATCAACAAGTTTTAAGAGTTCAACAGTACCATAAAAGGTGTTAGTTGACGTGTTTTTAAACCGTATGCTTGTTATGTTGTTCGCAGTGTTGGTCCAGAAACCAGAGAAAATATCAAACCCTGAGGCGGCTTGTGTTGCCATGAACGAGGATTTGCCTTGGACAAATCTTGGTTTTCCTGTTACTGGGTTTATTGTCATCTCCCCACTTAACCAGTTCACTGCATTGAATTTTGTTTCACCAACACGGAGCACGGTTTCGCTTAAACTTGCCGGGTCTTCTGTTACACTTCCACCGGTATCTATAAATGATTTAACTTGTCCTGCGTAGTTGTTCCCGGTGTCTCCGTTGAATTGTAAAATAAAGGAAATGTCTCCTGTTCCGTTTTTATAAATATTATATTTCAGAATATATTCCTCGTCAACATTCCCATTAAGGCCTGTGAAATCCGTGTAACTAACTGGACTTCCGCTACTGATTGTTTTACGTTCAACAACCTTAGGCAGTCGGAAAGTACCGCTTTTATCACTGAATGGTAAGTAATTAGGGTCTACTGTTCCCCCTGATCGTGCTTTCACTATTGCATTTGCCGTGCCCCCCGTTGCTGTGGGGTTCGCCCCATCCAGGAGGTCAGCATCTAGACCAGAACCGGCCCCGTCAACAGTCTTGATTTTCGTTAGAATGTCAGCAGCAGTATAGGTCCCTGCTGGGAGATAATAAGCCCCTTCTTGACCGTCAAGCTTATCTGCATCAAGGCCCGTACCGGCACCATCCACTGTGAGTAATTTTGCCAACACGTCAGCAGCAGTGTAACTTGATGCTGCTAGTTTCGCAGCAATTGCACTGTTGATTGTACTGTACTCCACGCCGTCGAGTTTGTCTGCGTCAAGGCCACTACCAGATCCATCTACTGTAATAAGTTTTGAGAGAATATCAGCGGCTGTATATACACTAGCATTCAATTTCAGAGCCAAATTACTATTTATTGTTCCTAGATCCACAGTGTCAAGGACCCGGGTCCACGAAGTCCAGGCACCGCTGTAGTATGTTCTGACATAGACATTGTGAGCAGAATCATAGGCAGTGTACTTTTGATAAATAATGGAGGAATCACTAATAACTTCAAGTACGCCTGCTAGGGCCACAGGATAATTAGAACCCGATGCGGCGTTTGCCGTGCTTGGTTGATGATATAAACCGGTTGCGTTGTAATTATTTAAATTTGCAGATCCGGGAATATTAGTTCCAAGGGCTAAGATTTTCGCAAGTTCTGTTCCATCCAATTTATCAGCATCTAAACCACTGCCAGCCCCGTCTACTGTTAGGAGTTTTGCGAGAACATCGGCAGCAGTATAAGTCCCTGCTGGAAGATAATAAGCCCCATGTTGACCATCCAGGAGGTCAGCATCCAGACCACTACCAGCCCCGTCACCTTCCATTATCTTTGTGATTAGGTCCGTGGCTGTGTAGAATGAATCAAGTTCAAATTGTATTATCAAACTTACAGTCCCCCTTTGAATTTCAGATCCAATGAGTCCAGGGTTGGCCTATTACTCGAGACCTCAGTGAGGGTAAATCTGAAATCAACATACTCCAAACCAATAGCTAATAATGATAAGTCCTCTCCGTTGGCTATATTAGATTTTACCGGTGTTTCACCACTCACTCCTTTACTCAAATCACAGACAATTGTACCTGTGGTTTTTGTTTCAGTCCAAACAACCTCGAGCCAGTTCTTAAAAGGTTCTATGTTCGGATACACTCTAAACGTAGCAGTACCTTCTGTTTGGCCTGTCTGTAATCGTATTTTGTTATCATAGATTTCAGTATTTGAAAGAATGAGGTTAACTAACATGAACGCACACTTGTTAAGTCCTGCTAAGAATGCGGCATCTATGTAATCGGTTGGTAATTCTATTGTAACCTCAGGTTTAGCAACTGCAAATAAGGCCACCGCCCCGTTGTATGCCTCGGCATAGAAGTCATCCCCTGCCTTTATAAACTCATTAGTCATCTGTTATACCTCCACCGCCCCCAATCTGGGCATAGGTTTCCGCATTGTATTTAAACCAAAACTCGGATGATTGCACGGTTATGACTCCATCTCTTTCTGTTGCATTGTGAACTATCGTGTCAATATCGAAATGTTCACGCAGTTCCGGGGATATATCACCTGTAACTATTATTTTCAAACGTTCATAGTCTATCAAAAATAAAACCTCCAGTTAAACATATTCTTCAAGGTAAACTGTCACACTAGTCAAGACTAACTGAGTGATTACTAATTCAACCAGGGCCATGTCGCTGCCTTCAGGGATTTTTACAGTGATTATGCCGGGTGCTTCTGAAAAGTGACCTGCAAAGGTACAGGGTGTGCCCGAGTAACGATCAACCGATACCGTTACATCTGCCTTACAAGACAAGCCACTACCATCAATCACCACCACTCGTGATGATTCTATATTCAGAATATTCCCTACTACCTTTTTAATTCCATTAATCGTTATGTTTGCTGTTTTAACTGCGATAATAAAGGCTCTGTACTCTTCAAGTGTTATGTCTCGTTTAGGCACTCCAAACCATTCCCGGAACAGTTTTATGGTCGTTTCATTCGCAGTCAGCAGAAACCTTGAATCACTTGCAGAGAATAAATCTGTTTCAATCTGATCAAACTCAGGACCTATGCCTTCCTCGAGTAATTCCCTCATAGGATTCTCATCTTCATGGACGGGAGAATGTTCTGGGAACTCTTCCCGAATCAGAACACCATATTTGCTAGACATGATTACACCTCTGTTAAAGTGATTACGCCAATCTGAACCTCATCTTCTTCTGTTGTTGTGACATTGTCCAAAGGAGCTGTGAGATTATAATCAAGAACACCGTCCGTGTTGTTAATAACTTGCATTATCTGTGTCCGAATTAAATCATCATCAATATCATACCCCGGATAATCTACACCATACGTTGTTGTTCCTCCATTGAAAACGCAATCAATATTCGCTTCTATGTCGGCTTCAACTTCAGCCCAGACATACCCATCAACTATTGTTATTGAGGCGGTTACAGCAGTTGAAATATAGTTAGGTGCGTCAACAGTTATTTTAAGCCCGGCAACTTTGTTATCATCACTTGTTAAGAGAGCTAGAACAGCATTAATAACCTCGGTAGGGGTCGGTGTTACAGTTCCATTCACCAGGACTTTTACATTGTATTCTTCACCCTCAGGATTACTGATCACCTTTGCATCATGGACTCCTGTGATACTCTCTGCCATGGACTTAAACCAGGCTTCAGTTCCTACTTGTCCACCCTGACCGGCTTCAAGTATCCTGGCCCGGAAGGTGTCATCATCTTCCTCATCAGATCCATCTTCAGTTGCAGCTGCATTTGTCACAGTCAGGTCATCAACTGGATTTGGCAATTCATCAATTGTACCGGCATTCACATTCCCATTTGCACCTGCAACCAAGGCCTCAATAGGGGCATTGACTGTTAAATTTCCAGCGGTAATTATAACCTGTTCAGTAGTTACAAAGTAAACACCATCCACTCCACCGGTCTTTGCCATTGTGCCATTGGGTACGGTTATATTATAACTTTTAACGCCAGGCGTGGTGAACGTAACATTACCAGTGGCCTTAACCGCTGTTTTCCGGTAGCAATTGAATTGAACGCCTAATAAATCCAAATAGCCTTTTACTGCCGTCTGTGGAAACGCCTGTCGGACCATGAATGCAATCCAGTAACGTAGTTCATAAGCGCTGATACTGATTGATTCTAAAAAGTTCCTAGCCTCCGAACCTTCATTGAAATCTGTTATCTGTGTGTTGCCTTCACCGTAAGCAGCCATGTAATAGTCAATCATTCGCTGTACTATTTCAGCCCGGGTCACTTTCAGCCCGTCTATTGTTGTGAACTCGTCGTCTGCCATTATAATCTCTCCAGGGTGAATACCATGTTTGATGATTGATTTTCAGTTATGAATTTCACAGAAGCTTCAACTATGATTATACCCTTTTCAAAAGTTACTGAAATGTTATCCACCCGTTCCACTCGTGGTTCTTTCTTTAAACAGTTCTCAGTGTAAATTTTAAGTTTATTTTCAGCTATGGCCTTATCAGTTTCACCGAGGACCTCATGGTCCTGGTTGCCATAACCATTATAAAATTTATATAATTCATCATATTTTGTCATCAGTCGATTGTATACCGCCTGTTCTGCATTCTGTAAACCTGTGATTGTTTTAAAATCTCCATTAGGACCAACTTCCCAGGTGTTCCTTATGTCTGTTCCATATATCGACTCGTCAACCATGATCATATACCTCTTTATAATTTACCTGCAATCACCGGAGCTGTTATGTTCCCCGCCTGGAATATAAGCAGCACACGGTCGCCAATAACAAGATTCATGCTTTCAGAACCATAGCAAGGTTTAATGACAGGTACTTTTGAAAAAGGAACAGTATCTTCACCTATGGCTAAACTGATATCAACAGTAGTTAGGTGTACTCTTGTTACAGTTGCAAAGACCGAGGGTTCAACATAATTAAAATAAGGAGACATGGCCCTTTTTATTTCCATGTCCAATGTCTTAGCACTTCTATCATTCATAATAGCACCTTACACTAACTAGGACATTTAAAAAACTATCAATCTAAAAAAAGAATTAAGCTGTTATTTCATGTTCATTAACTAGGGTTATCTCACTAGTGGCAGGATTATAACTCTCACCATCAAACCAGATCATGATATAATTAGTGAGCATTTCTTCCCAGTAATTCCTATTATAATTTGTTTTTGGATGGCAAGAACTGCATGCAGCTATAAACAACGGTGAAACATTATTACAGCAAACCATTTTCTCATAGTTTACATGATGAATATGTAATTTTTTACCATTCTTATATTCAGATTTACCACAGATTCCACACTCACGGCCCCAAAACTCACGAACACGCTCTTTAAACTCATTATTGAACTTAGGGCAATAAGGCTCAAAACTAGTTCCACCTTTCCATAAAGGAGAATTTTCTCCAGAATATAACTTCCCTAAATGGCTATTTTGACATTTTCTAGAACAATATTTAGAAGTTTCTTTCATGGATTGAGGGACTGTGTATTCCTTCCCACAATATAAACACGTTTTGGTAACACGATTCCATGAATGGTGATTTTCACCACGATATATTCTTGAAGAAAGTTTCCTACTGCAATCTTCACTACAACAACTATTATTATTCTTTAGCCTCGAAGGAGTAATTTCAAAGACTTTTCCACACCAATCACATTTATGTGTTAATTTATTTTCTTTCCAAAGTGGATTATTGGGGCCTCTCATCATCTCAGATCGGGCTTTAGCATAACATGAATTACTACAATAATATTTTTTATGAGGTTTAACTCGAGTTTGCCCTTTTTTAAATAGTTTTCCACATATTGCACATTTAACCTCAACTTTTTGAGAAAGGAAGCTGGCCTTGCATTCTCTACTACAAAACCTAGCAGTTTTGGCCCTGAAGGGTTTGACAGAGAACTCTGCTCCACAAACCTCACAAATTTTTTTAATCATGTTATCATATTAATATATGTTTTCAAGGCTTAAATACTTATACTAGCTGGTTACGACTCGCGCAAGTTACATCGGCAACTATCCATCTTCCGTCTACATAAACCATACAATCACAGTGTGCGTAACCATTACAAACTTGCCCACATCGCCTATATGCCTGCACATTTATGGCAGAACACATCTGTTGCATCAAGAGTGATTGGTCGTAACAGTTTCCTTGGCCTATTTGTAAAACCTGGAGCGGCGTGTACTTGAAATTATAATAAAACTCGTATCTGATGTTAGCATCAATCCAACGCCTAATAGTCCTAGGGTCTCCAAGTTCCCGGGCCTTAGCAGCCACAGGGTCCGAAACTGCATTGATAATCTCAGCAGGGATGACATAATTATTTGTGAATGTTCCCTGAGTCTGTCCCGGGACCTCATAGATCCACTCACTAGGAGGTGAAGGTTGACCATTCAAAAGGTCAATCTGATGTTCTTCTGTGTTTTCATTGATTGTTGTTCTTACATTCTGAGTGTAATAAGATTTAACACCATATTTGCTCCATTTGGGAGGGATTACAATTATCCACATCCCTGCAGCCATTTTATCAAGAAGAGGTGTTGTGATACTTCCTGAAAACTCCAGTTTACTACCGGAATTAAATAGCTCAGTGGCTTTGGCCCTGCCCTCAGCTTCTGTTTTCAGGCTGGTATCTGCTATAATATCTTCGATAAATCCATAGCGCCCTATTAATGTATCATCCTTTATTTGCGATAGGAACCGGTCATCTTCACCAAATGCACTGACTGCCGTGATAATATTTGATGAGTCCTGGGACAATTGTAAATCTGTGTAGCTGGGAGGGTAGAAAACATAACCTTCAGTGAGTTCGGGGATTGTTCGGAGTATGGCCACATTATCACTGTTGACAAAGAACTCCATGTTTGTCTCAAGATTTGCGAGCTGGTGGCAAGCATCAACCACTTTTTTAGAATGGAATATAAGCTCGCTGTGGCGCTTACTGGTTGCTGTTATCCCTCCGGTGTTTAATCCACGGTGGTTAAGGAGTTCTATGATTATTTGACTGCTAGTGTAATTATGCCATGCCCGGTATAGTTTACCGTGGAGTAATCGGGTCCAGTCCATACACTCGTAACTGTATCCTTCATCGGTTTCTCTGTCTTTTGTGATGAACCCACCAAAAGCCCGGTGTTCTCCGGTTATTTGTACTTTTGGGTTTAATCCGAAATCAACCGGCTCATCAGTGGTGAAACTTGCAGTATCTGCGGCTTGGAGGGGGTTGGTTATGGAAACATCAAAAAATGGCACTCTTTCATTGTTGACATATATCTTAGTAGTCAGATAGATCCCTCCATTTAGAGCGTCATTTTTGCTTTAGTTTCAGGATCCACTATTCCGGTTGCTGTTAGTCCGTTTGCTGTTTGGAAGGCTTGGACTGCTTTTTTTGTGTATTCTCCGAAATAATTATCAACGTCTAGGGAATGACCATCAAAATAAACGTAATATCCGAATAGTTTCAGGTAGGTTTGTAGTTCACCCACGCAGTCCGAACGGTCACCGAGGCTAAGGGTTGGACAATTAAGGAGGGGATTGGTTGTAGTGGTGTCCCCTCCCGCAGCGCCGCCTCCGCTGGAAGAAATGTTCCAACTTTCAAAATTAGTAAAGATAATATTCGGCTCGATATATTCCAGTAAGGTAATTGAATAACTCCAAACTCCTTTCCGACCCTCACTGGCCCTTATTTCTGTGATGTAATACTGGCCGTTGTATGTGGCCTCTGATTCTGAGGTTAAGACCAAAGGCGTTCCTTTTCGTTCTAAACTTTCTAACTTCTCAATCTGATCCTTACCAACGTAAACAGTTAAATCAAGCTTACGGCCTTTACTGCCTTTATGTTTAATGAACGAACCATCAGCCCCGACATAGGCCTTGTTAACTATGTTAAGCTGCGGGTCTTTTGATATGCTTTTAATTTTGAGTGGAATGTTGTCTAAGGAAACGTAAGCCATGGAGTAAACCTCGTTGATTTAAGTAAAAAATAAATAAGAAGATAGGACTAACTATTAAGTAGAGGTGATTGGTTTGGGAGTGATTGATTTATTAAGAAATAGGGGCACGTCTTCACCAGGTCCGGCCACATATAACAATAATCAGATGAGCTTCCACTACCCGAGTTCATGGCCTATTCTCAATGAAGGAAATAACTGGGTTCAATTCAAAGCTTCCAAGGGCGAAGTAAGGGTTTGGATGTACTCTAAAGACTCTGGACAACTCGATTCTTTTAATTTCAAAGACAATAAAACCATAGGGGGCAATAAATATACGAAAATGGTTAAAGGTAACTTGATAAGTTATGCTTTCAGAGGAAACAATTCTGATTTATTTATAATAGCATCCAAAGGAAATGATAAAGGAGTTAAACAGATTATTAAAACAGTTATATTGGGGAGTGGGTTTAAATGAAAAAGTATTTAGGGATTATAACTATTCTTGCATTGTTAGGGCTTATTGTAGCTGTCTCAGGGTGTACTTCTAGTGAGAAAAGTTCAAGTCAGCAATTAGCAGATGCTAAAGCGTTGGTTAAACAGGTTGAATCTGCGAATAAGACTCTTACTGCTGAAGAACAAAAGGCTTATGAACAAGCTAAACAATTTATACAGCAGATGGAACAATTAGAAGCGCAAGGTAAGGCTAGGGGTGATGCGGCCGAAGAAGCTGGGAATAAAGCAGCTTCCGAAATTATTAATAATAATTAACCCCTCTACCTTTTTATCTTCCTTTTGAATCGTTTATATCTGATAGTTCTTTTGTAACTTTTTGTATAACATAGTCAGCTTCTTCTTTAGAACTAATTGATTCTATGTTAAAAACTGGAGCAATAACTGTTTTATTGGATGTGGATGATACGGAACTTGCTGCCGCTGATGTTGAAGTTACAATAGGAGTATAGTCTTGCTCATAATAACTGCCTTGCCCGTACAGGTAATCTATTTCATAAGGTGAACCGGCGTTCCCTGTTGCTATGTTTACCACTGTGTTTATACCTTGGCCTATTTTACCTTTCAACCAGTCCCACATATCCCCAGCGGCCTTAATTGCGTTCGTGGCCACATTAACTCCAGTTGAAATCCATCCTGAAACTGTTCCAACTGCTGAATTCCATAGGGAAACAGCCCAACTAATTGCCCCCGTGGCTACATTTACACCCGTTGCGATCCATATAGATACGGTTGCAACTACCATGTTCCAAATAGCTATTACAGTGCTGCCCAACATGGTCACTTGCATTATAACAAAATTCAAGAAAGCCTGTAGTGTGTTCTTGACAACTATAACTGGGGCCATGATTGCATTGAACACCCTCAAGAAAGTCAGATATAATACTCCCAAAATAGGGATCAGGCCGGGTGAGCAACCAGCAATAATACAGTATATCTTTTTCAAAGCATCGTAAACCCCACCACCAACGGTGGTAGGATCGTTAAAGTAGTTTAACACTTCGCCCCAGAGTTCTCCAATCCGAGCACCAAGACCTCCAAACCAGGCAGGCAGGCCATTCCATGAACTAACTAACCATACATAAGCATCAGTGAACGGTTTTTTAATGGCATTTCCAGTATCTTCAGCCCAGCTATTGAATGCTACACTCATTTCAGTTAATCCAACTCTGGCCTGGAAATAACCACTCATAACTCCTTCTCGGATCATTCCACCAATGTCACCCTTTTCCTGGGCTTGGAAAAAGGCTTCGCTGCTCCTATAATAATCCTGGTAATCTTTATTGTACTGTTGGAATGTTGCCTGATTCTCTTTCATTTTACGGGAATACGTATCTTCACCTTTATTGATCCGTTCCATGGTGCCCGCATATTTGAGTTTAGGAGCATTGATATTATTCCAAAGCATGGCTGTTTTTTCTAGAGCGTTTCGAGTATCTGGATCTGAACCCGTATCTTGGAGATATTGTTCTGGAGTTTGACCTTTAGCTGCTGCCGCCCCTGTTAATTCTGCCTGGTTACCTATTACTGTTCCCCTATCTTCTATCGCTTGCCTTACTTTGTGTGCTTCGATCCACCTATTTTCTGCATCTGTTGCCGCATTTGTATTGTTAGCTATTTCCAAACGTTTTGCAGCAAGCTGTTCTTCAATTAAAAACGTGCTTTTTCCAGCTTTAGCAGCCGCATCACGCTTTTCAATTAACTCAGATTCTTGGGTTTTCAAAACGTTTGCATTATTCGCAAATGCATCTACCTGATCATTTCTTTGTTGTTGTGCCTGGTTCCAAGCAGCAGATGCACTATTAGCTTGACTCATGTAATACGCAACACCAATTAAAGCCGCAACCATTAATGCAAGTCCAGCAGCAGCTATAATTCCACTCTTACCTATTCCGGACATAGCGGATGATGCTTCGGTTGATTTTTCAGCCGCTTTCGATGCAGCACTTTGGTAAGTCATTATCGCATTTGCCGCTGCTGAGGCCGCACCAATTAAGGGTGAAAAAGCAATCACTGCCAGTCCAATTGACCCTGCAATAACTATCCAAATAGAACTCATTCCACCTGTTTTCTCATCCAGATCTAAAATATAATTCAACAATCTTTCAATATAGGGAAGTATTCTTTCACCAATTGTAGTGGCAGATAATTGGAGTTTACCCTTGAATTCTTCCATCTTGATTGAAGCTATATCAAGTTGACTAAGACCAGCATATCCTTCAGCCTTCAACGCTTTATCTAATGCCAATATTCGTGCGGAAACTGTGGTTTGACCTTCCAATGTATCCAGCTGCATTTTTAGAATACTGTCTCGTTCTAATTGTCCTGTATTTCCAGTGAGCACGTATTCTTTCAAATCCATCTGTGTTTCGAGTAAGGTTTTTCCCATGGACCGTGAAACTGTAACATAATCGGCGGCTGCATTACCAAGGGCTCTGAGTTCGGTTGATGATAAATTTGTTTGTTTGGCAACGGCCCCGGTCAATAACTGATTCATGAATGAATCGTCACCAGGGACATCTGCAACTATTTTCTGTATCTGAGAAATGTACTCATTCGCAGCGCTGGTGCTCATCTTGGTCTGGAGGTATGCGGCGTTAAATTGTTTAGCTGTACTGCCAGTCCACATGGCCTGGGCTACTTCCATAAGACCTATTCCACCAACAACCCCAGTTATTAAACTACCCATATCTCCTAAACTTTGTTTAGCAGCACTCGCCCCCGCCTTGATTGCTCCAAACGTCGATGTTGACTTCGTTTGTAGTTTACCCATTCCGGCTGATGCAACGGTCGTACCACTAGTTATGTCTCGTCCTATTGCTGATCCAGTTGTACCTGCTGAATTTGCCACCTGATTGTATCCTGCTTTGGCTTTTGACATGTCGGCACTGAGTGAGGAGAACCCTCCCCCTTCGTATGCTGACCTTATGCGGATAAGGAGTTCTTCTTGATAGCTCATGAGAATCAACCAGGGGTTTAAGAATTATTCAATCATCATTTTCATCAGATTCAGGGTCACTTAATTCATACCAAATCTTTTCGATGATCATGATAGCATTCAATTGCAGCAATGTTAAGTCAGATATAGAATTAGTAAGGCGGTATTTCTGTTTCTTCAGAAGAGTAACCAGGTAACCGCCACGACCTTTACTCCGTGGATCTAAAAATCCGTTAATTTGTTTAGATATTTTTCTTCGAAAGGATCAGTGAGTTGGCCTGAGATGAGTTTTATTTTCTCATAGACTTGTGTAACAACTCCTTTAGGTGCCTTTTTTATTTTTGAAATTTCATAAGGCATCCCATCTTTATCTAACCAGGACTTTGCACATACGATTTCTTCAAGGTCTTTTTTACTGTTTTTACCAGTTGACCGCACGGCTTTACTCCATTCATCATGAGGGATGGGGCGGAGATATATCCTTCTTTTTTCAACAGACTTAGTTTTGATGTTATAAATCTCAATCACATCTTCAATGATCGCTTCTTTCCCTTCAACGATCAACGCTTCTAAGTCCAAGTCGTCGATGTCCTCAAAGCTTTCTATTCCTTTTGATTCTTCTTTACTCATGTATATCTACGTCCTTTTTTCTTCATGTCCTTGTGCTATGAAGCTTAAGTCTATTTTACGTTTAGATTTGGGGTCACGTTTTACACTGCGTGATTCAAGTATACATCCGGTAAATATGTCTGTTACAGGCCCATCAACTACGGTTAATGGAATTCCTTCCGGATGTTCGGCCATTGCTTTATTTACGATTTTTTCATATTGTGTGTTGTATGTGTCAACTCTAGAAAGTTTACAAGTGAATTCTGGGAACTCTCCTCGGTCATATACTGGACCATCGAAGGTGGCCTCTTTACTATTATCCCATTTCTCTTCGTAATCGAAACTAGTTCCACGGGCAAGTTGTACGTCTCCATAATATAATTTAACAGCCATCTTTATCACCCCACAATGTTTTTAATACGTTTATGCACGTGCTTGACCACGTCCTGGACTTTAACACTGATATCCATATTTAAAACCTGTGAATCAGATGTGGATCTTTCTAATGTGATTTCCATCTCCTGGACAATGTTATCATCAATCAGATTATTTTTCCGTTGAGTGGCTAGCCCAAGTAAAGCACCTGCTGATCTAGTTGCTCCAGGGTAATCCTTGACATCCATATAATTAGTTACAAAGAGAAGTGTTCTGGCAGTGACTAATTCATTGATTTTCTTACCAGTATTGTCTGTTTCCTGGTTGGTTGTCACTGCGGAGAGAACACCATATTTACTGTTTTTCCGGTTCTTTAATTTGAAGACAGTCACACCTGCATCAGCTAAGGCGTACTCATCACTAGAACCGGGCTGGAAGGTTTGGTTTAATCCTGTGACATCGGAAATGGTTTTATTCGTAGGGCTTTCACTGACATTCATACCAGCCACATATCCTGCATACCGGGCGGCTGTTTCTGCTTCATTTAGTTCGACTGTTCCCATGATGAATGTTTGATAGGTAAGTCCAAAGATGAATAAGCTGTCATTTGCAAGTGACAGGGTTCGGGCTTGGGTTACGGTGTTGTCCTTATCCATCCCTATGATGGTGCCTGAGGCGTTGTCGGCTTCGAAACGGTCTTGTAAGTATTGTTCCACGGTGGGGATGTAAGCCTCGTCAAGGAGGTCAGTGAATACCAGGATGTCATAAGACTCATTCTGGATCTCCACCAGGGCCTCTGAGAGTTCACTGGTTGAAGGGTCTGCTGTTTCAGTTCCACCTGAGAATGCGCTTGTAGTTACATCCTTTAAGGTTTTAGTCAAGTCTCCGACTGTTATTGATTCTATTACACTGGAATGGCTCTTGATTTTGTTATACACTGCTGTTGCATCTGCCAGGTTGTCCCAGGTTTCAATTACCTCGGTTCCGTTCATGATTGTTACTTTCTTACCTGCGATGGATCCGGCTGCGATGGTTATTGTGAGGTCATTTGCCCAGGCCCCACCCTTCGCATATAAGGTCATCACAGTGACTGGAGCGGGGTCCGTGGTGGTGTCGACAAGTACACATGATGCAACAGTCCGAGCCCCAGCATTGATGAGTATTGCACTGGTTGCCCCGTAATTGTTATTATCTGTGTCTGGTTTGAAGATTAAAGGTATTATGCTACTCCCTGGGAAGGCGGGGTCATTACCTACAATATCAAGGGCTTCATTAGCATTCCTGGCGAAGTAGGGTGTGTTTTCGTCTCCTTTTTCAAAGACACCAACAACCGCAACAACACCAGCTGTACCCATGGCCGCTGAGATGTCGGGTTCGACGAACTCAGCACTTCTGCCAGGTATGGTTGTATCTATGTTCATGATTCTCATTCCTCCTTATCTTTTGATGAATACTTTCTTATCCCGATATTTGGCGTATTCTCTTTTGAATTCGCTTAAACTTGCCTCTGTACCGTCTTCGGCTTCGAGTGACGCTTTGAACCCTGTATAGGTCATGTTGTCAATGTTTTCTATTTGTTTAAATACTATCAGGCTTATTTTATCTTCCTTAACCTCTTCATTAACCGCTTCCTTAACCTCTGCTTTAGGTTCTGCTTTCTTCTTACCAGTCATTTTCATTCAACCTCCACGTTCACGTTAATATCATCAAATTCCTCTTCAGGTATTCCGTAATCTTCGCTGACTTGGAATGATACTTGTATATGTGCCTTTTTAACAGTGTAACTACTATCATATTCGGGGGTTATCTTTTCAATAGTCATGTACTGACTGTATTCTGCCATCACAGTGCTTTTACGTAATACTTTAATTATTGCGGTTGTAACGTCCCGTAATAGTTTCATTGCTTTTAGGTAGTTTGGTTTTTTAATACCAATTTCCAAAATGTAGTACACTTTTCTTTCATCGTAGTCATATCCAGGGGTGGTGACATCGTTATCGTAGTTGTAGATCATGATCCGGCGGGGTTGTGGCATCTTTGCATTTTGTCCGGGGAATACTACATCGTAATGAGTAAGTATAGGCACGTCAAGGGCTGTATCTGTTTTAGCCTCATCCAATGCCTGTTTAATAGTTTCATCCAGGTCTGGATACATAAATAATCACTCCAAAAAAAGGGTTCTATTTGTTACCAACGGCCTTACTGAGTTCTTTCATCATGATCTTAGGGAACATGGCCCTCATGGATCTCCTAGTAGGTTCCACATAGGGCCTTGGTTTGGCGGGGCCAACACTTCGCCTGAAAAGAACCTTACCACCTATCGTGAATTTCAGTGCAGCTGCACCAATATGCTTACCAAGATAACCAACATGCTGAGTATTAGAAGTTGCTCGAAGCTTCGGATAGACAGGACCACGGCCTTTCTCTAAAATAAGAGGGTATATTTCATTAGTGAAAACACCAACAGTCCGACTGTATTCACCTGTTTTAATAGATTTAATACTTCTTAGAATCTTCCCAGATTTACTGTGAGGGCCGTGTATGGCCTTCATCTGCCTTTCGCCGAACTTCCCTGTTTCATCCAAGCCCTTAATAACTCCAGCTTTGACCTTAACTGATCGGACTTTGTTTGCTGCTGCCAGCTTGTCGATATTGGAATCGATTGTTGTCCTGACAGACATCCTAGTCACTCACATAAGTAGAGGTGTAGATGTGAACATCTGAGACACCATCATCATTCTTATCATCCAAATAAGGTTTTAACATAGCCTTTGCTTCCCAAATCTTCTTATCGCCGTAGGTGTTCGGGTCATCCTGTTCTTTGCCTTCATTGACTTTGACAACATACTTATTCCAGAGCAGTCCGGCTGCCCAGGTTGCCACGGCTTCGGCGGTTAAAGTATTATCTGGGAGTTTGGATGAGTCAGTTAGTCCTATATAGGCTGCTGCTCTTACTGTTGCCTTGGTGATGAATTTCTCCACTTCTGTTGATAGGATTGTGTGTACTTCACCATCATCGGTTGGTGCCTCTGGTTCAGGTTCGGGCGCTTCAGGGTCTTCTGGAGGCTCTTCTGGTTCTGGTTCGGTTGGCGGGTCTGTGATAACCCAACCATCCAACAGATCCAGGACGTTTTCAACACTAGCAGCCACGAGATCATCTCCTTAAGGCATTGCAAATACTCTGTATTTTGCTCCGGTTGTGGCTGTAACGATCACATTAGTTGAACCTTTTGTGAATGTGATTGTAGCACCATCGGTTCCAACCAGACTAGGTATGATCAGCACCAATGCAGGTTCTACTTCTAAACCGTGAGCTATGTTTTGAGCCGTACCATCACCGGTCTGTTCATCAGATAAAAAATAATCCATTTTACTTGAATCCACAGCAGCAGCACCTAGTTTACCGTTTTCGATTGCAGCGTCTGCAACTTTATCGGTTTCAACCGCACCATCTGCCAGTTCGGGGGTATCAATAGAACCTTCGGCAACAACACCGGACTCAACATCATCAATTCTATCATCTAACTCTTCTAATTCTCTCCAAACCTTTCTAAAGGCTTTCCGAGGGTTCTTACCAAAGGCAAGAAGCCCGCCTAATGTTCCTAATAGTGCCATGAATGCACCTCCTATAAAAAAAGAGTTTTAAAAGGATGGAAGTTATATTCCGTCCCCTTCACCGATAACATCTTCAATTTTAACCACAGGCAAGTAGTTTAACCACATTTCCACAGTTGTAGTGAATGGGTTTTTGTCCATAGTAGTCACGTTGATGTTAATACCAGTATAGGTTGTTGCCTCGTTTGGGTCGGCTTTAGGTATTTCGATACCGAATTTAGGGTCTATGTACCTGTATGTTTCAAATCCAGGGTGGACGTTAGGCCTTAAATCCATGGTTAGGTATTTGCCTTCGGTGTACTGGTCATTGACATTGTAAAACTGTCTTCCAGCCATGGCAGGATTGCCAGTGATTTCGATTATGTTCTCACCAACAAATTGAAAGTCAATGTCCATGTCAATAAGGAACTCTGCAAGTTCCTTGTGGTTGTTGAAGTGTAGGAAAGTGGTGTAAGCCCTGTTAGGATATCCATAGTCTATGAAATCATACCACGCTTCAATCATATCCTTAATAGGGTTCTGATCACCCGTATTAGAATCCCATACGGTTGTAGGGTTATAAGTTAATTCTTTAGCTCCAGCCTGTAACACTTGTAATGTGAATTTATTCACAGCATAGGAAATACCATACCCTGCCTTTTTCATCTTCACATTCAAATCACTAATAGTTCTAACAGAACTGGAAAGCACATCCCGGGATATGTCAAATTCATATCCAATCTTAGGAATCTTACCTTCTAACGAGGTGATATTCCTCATTTTGAGTTTGGTTAGTGCTGCTTCTTCACCGGCTGGGGCCGGTAAAGTCATCACCCCGTCCTGTAAGTCTTTATTCGCTGTGTTTTCTAGCACATCGTATATAACAGCCCGTTCAGTTGTGTCTGTGTTGGGCGCTAGGTTGTTAAAAAATAGTTGAGGTTCTACAATTTCACGTAACTCTTCATCTAATTTGAAAGGGTTTAGGTATGCTTCACCAGGTAACATATCAGTCATAATCAATTCCTCCTATTCTTTTTATTCCACTGCGTCTACGGTTGTTCCACTTTCATATCCTTCAAGAACCGCAATAGTCGCTGTACTGGCAGCGCTTGAAGAAGCAGTCACGGCCTGTAAAGCCATCCTACTAGTCAGTGTAGCGGATTCTTGGAAGTAGTTTGCATAACTGGACACTGCACAGGGTTTAAGGAAATCACCCACGGCGAGGTTATCACTTTGTGCTAAGTAAACTGGCAGTTGCCTAATTCTCTGACCATAAACCAGGATAGTGGCTTCTCTCTGCTCGTAGTTTCCAGCAGTGTATGTTCCAACTTTTGGGCCAACACCTACGAAATCAACCTTAGAAACTATTTCACCGAACACTTGGTCATCAGTGTGAGCTCGTGGAGCTACTACGATATAGCCTTCACTGTCCACCCCGACTAAAACAACCTGATCCCCTGGTACGATCCCAGTATCATCTTCGGTTGGTCCAGATGCTGGAGCAGCAAACGAGTAATCCATCTGAAGACCACGGAAACCTTCCCGTTTGGTTACAGTCAGAGTACCTTCACTAAGTCTGCACCTAATCTTTAATTCGGCTGGTTTATCAGGGAAATATTCAGGTAGCATTTTAACAGTCATCCTAATCATCCTCCTTCTTCACTTTTTTGACAACACCTTTACTCTGTTTGGCATTGAGTCTCTGAGCATCTTCCCACTGTTTCTGTTTCACAGGGTCGTCAAACTGTTTACCTCCAGGGGTTGCTGGAGGGTTAGTTCCTTCAATCACTCCCCCGGCCCCGGTGGGAAGTTCAAGACTGTTTAAGACCATTACGCCTTCTAACTGCTTAACGTTCATGGCCTCGAAGTCCTTCCGTTTGGCTTCTCTTTCAGCCTCAGGGACTTTCTCCATGATGCTGTTGACCATCTGTTCTTTTACTTCGCCTTCCTTGGTCCAGATAGGAATTAACTGTTCTCTGAGTTCGCCTTCTTCTTTTTTAACCTTATCAAATTCGGCTTTACCTTTATTGTAGAGTTCTTCGCCTTTTTTGTATTTGGTTTCTAAGTCCTCATGTGCTGGTTTTAACGCTTCGTAATCGGCTTTAGCTTGCTTAAGAGCGTCATATTCGTCTTTCTTTATATTAACTATTTCTTCTTTCAAGTTACCATCTCCTTCTTTAATGTTTTCAGGTATTGAGTTTAAAACAACGTTACAAACACCTGTACTTTTATCTCGTGGGTTCTTATCCCAAATCAGGCCATTATATTTGAACTCTTTAAAATTAACATTGTTATCTCCATATTTTTCTACTGACTTTGGAACCACCTCAGTACTAGGGCCCTCCTTAACTGGCAACCCTTTGTTACGGCTGTTAAGTGCCTGTTCAATTAGAGGAACATAAGTTGAATCAAATACCTCCCAATCAGTGTACCCCCCATAATTTGGGCAGTAACCAGTGTTCACCACTTGGGCAAACTTATTAGGTGTTTTCGGGTTTCTGAGTCTTGAGTGGTTATCCTGGGAACGATCATAAACATACTCCCCTAATAAGCCACCAATCGCCTGTTTGATTCCTTCTTCATCATATTTCACTGAGTCAATCCCTATATCCTGGGCGGGTAGTTCATCAGGTGTTTGAACCAAGACCCTGTAAACTGGGTTCTTTGTTTCACTGTTTAACAGAATGAATGGTTCGCCCTGTTTCATGCTGTTGTTAATCTGTTCAGCAGTGATAAATGATTCATCGTGTTCTGTTTCTTTTAATTCCCCTAACGTTACGGTCTCGCCTTCGATTGTATACGAAACTTCATAGAATTTGTTTTCAGACCAATTCATCAAGATAGCAATGCCATCTTCAGGGTAGGTGGCCTTTAAATCGTAAGGATTGTATCCGGTTTCGTCTTTAAAGGTTTCGTTGACGGCTGCACGGATCAGGTCTCGTGTGTATTCATAGCTGTCACTATACTTTCTTTCCAAAACTGTTCACCTCCATAATTTAATTTAAAATAAGAAGAAAATTAATCACTTTGAGCCTTAATAATCTGAATCATAGCTTGATGTAAAAGTAAACTAACAGATTCAACAAACACCTCATCATAAGGTCCTGGAACTCCAGTTTCATGGCCTAAAGTATCAATGATCATGTGTACTAACTCATGAACGAATACTTGTTCTGTTTTCTGTTTAGGTCTTCCAGAAGTGTTATAGAGACATATAACTGCCTGTGTTGCGTTTGCACTGCCACTAAATCCCGGGCTCGATTTCTCATCTAAGTCTTTATGAACTGTGAAATCAATAGCACCTAAAGTTATTTTATCTGGAATCTTCATTCATTCACCTCATCCTATTGCAAACGCTAAAGCTTTATTCACTGGGAACATTTCACCCGTAACCATGTCAAGATAAGATTCTGGATCCTTGGCTTCCTCAGACACCTGGCCAGGGTTGGCAACTGGTTCTGTGAAACAGGCGCATAATGGGTGTAATGGTGGCCATCGTATCTTGTCATTTATTTTATACGGACCTTCACGTGCACTTTTTTTACAAAACTGGCAGGTTTTATTCCATCCAGTATTGACTAACTCAAATTCTTCAATACCATAATTAACATAGGACATGTTTATGCCTTGGTGCCGGGCTCTGGATGATTCTGTAATGGCTTGGAGTTTGGCACGTTCTGCAATGGTCCAGGTTCGTTTGCCATGGGTGATTGGTTGTAAGTCTTTTACTTTTTCAATTCTACTGGCAATCTCTTTCATCCCACGGTCCCGAGCCACCCCCTGCCAGACTTCCCGACGGACACCATCCGCCAGGTCATCGGTTAGTTTACGGATTAATCCAAAATTATAGTTTGTGAGATGGAACATTGCATTTGTATCAGCTGCACCTAGAAATGATTCTACCCCTATCTGACTGAAACCTGCATTTTTCCCAGCAGTGTAGAACTTCTCCGTATATGTTTTGATGTCTGGGATGGATTCTTGGATGATGTTATCAATATCTGGGTAGATCTGTCTCAGATATGCATAGTTCAGGTTTGAAGTTTTACCTGCATCGAGGATGTGTTCTTTTGTGAGTGTGATATGTTCATCTAATAATGAGTCTATGAGTTTCCAGAAATCTTTGGCACCTTCGATTTGAAAATTATTTCTTAATGCACTATTTTCAATACTGTTCAGAATCATATCTTCCTGGAAGATATTAGTTAGCATCTCCTCGATTATTTCATCATATTTGTATTCGGGGATGGGAACGTACTGGATCCCCCCCTGGGCCAGGGCATCGACACTTACCAGTAGTTCACTCATACCGTTTCACCTTTACCCATTGGGGGTTTAACAAGTTCTTCCTGAATCATATACTTTTTAAACCCGTCAATAATCCTCATTGTGCCTTTCTGTTCTTCTATGAACCCGTGACTCGTTTCTCGTATACTGTTGTTGATGATGATTTCTTCCTCATCCGTACTATCCATGTCCGCATCATACTTCTGTTTAGCCTGGTAATAAGCTGGGAAATAAGTTTGCTGCCTAATTTCTTTCTCTGTTTCGTCGGTAGATGGGTATAGCTGCTCTAATGTTTGTGCTACTTGGGAAAGTGATAAGCCATTCTCGGTTTCCAATGGTGTGAATTTAATACGAATCAGGCCCAGGTCATCTATGTAACTTGCCCGGTTAAGTTGGTCATCGAAAAGGTACTGGGATTGGTACTGGTTAATGTTACTCTGCATATATGTAATAACGGTTCCCTGACCTTTGTTTCCCATCTGTGCGTCGGCTGTTGCCTTATTGGTTGAGGCACTGTTAAACCGACTGTCTGGAGTTAAGATTGATTCTCTGATTTCCTGCTTGTAAATAGTAATGAAAGGAGTAATATCCACTAGTTTACCATCCCCAACCATATACGGCCTTATCCCGTATGTGTGGGTGATTGTATCCTTATTTTCCTTCTTACTGAAATCTTCACCGACTAAAGCCATTTCGGCATTGATCAATGCTTTCTTCTGAGCATAAGTCAATATCTCATTCTCACCCCATGGCTTGATAGGAGCATCCTTAGTGCCCACCTCCACCCCCAGGGTCATGAGGGCACGTTTAACAATCGTAGGCCCAAAGTTCTTAATCTTCTTCAAATTATAAACATCATCAAGAGCACCATAAACCAGGCTGGTTCCATCATCAAACAATTTGGGATGGATAACATCACCTGGGAGGAAGTTGCTTTCCTTCTCTTCCCCTTTCATTGCCACGAGTGTATCGAAAGATTTATCCTTCCAATCCTTTGGGATATTATAAACCATT